AAATAAGCGGAAATCTAGTTGCCGCAACAGAAACCGGAGCCGGATTCTGGAACGAAGGAAAGCCAAGGTTGAGATGTTCAACAGCACCTGGGCAACCGCAGACGATTGTAACCTTTCCGATTCAATCGCCAGAAAAGGGTGAGATGCAGCAGGGTGGATCAGGAATAGGCAACAATGGAGATCCTTCATATACGATCGTCGGACAAGCGGAGCACGGGGTAGTAACGAATAAAAATTATGGAGAGCCCCGAGTTGTCGGCTCCTTAACAAGAGCATCATCTGTAGGGGGAACTGTGACCCACCAGGATTGTAAAAGCGGCCATTTGATTGCGGAGAGCCCCGCGGCAGAGCCGGGGATGAAACAGCAGAATTATATTTGTCTTAACCCTGAAGATCCACAAACCAAAAGAGTCCATGCCGGAGAATTATCTCCAACCATATCAGGCTCAGACGGTAAGGGCGGTCAAAGAACTCCGTATCATTTGATGTCAAACATGGCAGTCCGACGCCTAACCCCAAGAGAATGCGAACGCCTTCAGGGAATGCCGGATGATTTTACACGTTGGGGTATTAACGAAAAGGGCGAAAAGATTGAAATCAGCGATTCGCAGCGGTATAAAATGGCAGGGAATATGGTAACTAGGAGTGTTGCCGAATGGATAGGCCGGCGGATTGTGGAGGTATCAAAGCCTTGACCTCCCTAATATCACAAGTAGAGCTTTCGCGTTTGGCCGGCACAACCCGCCAGGTGGTCAGCAAGGCGGTCCGCGTAGGCCATATCAAGGTAAATCGCAAGCGCAAGGTCATTTTTGACCATGATTTAACTCAGCTTTGGTTTCAAAAACAGGTTGCAAAGAACGCCGAAGCGCCGTTACAAGGGAAATCCGAGCCGAAAAAAGGTGATGGCAAGCCAGTCGAAACCCTCGTAAACCTCCAGCGCGATAAAATCATTGAAGAGATCGGCAAAATCAAGGCCGATAAAAAGCTAAAAGAGTTGCAATTACAGCAAAGGCGTGGTGATTTGATCGAGAAAGACACCATTGCGGCTGTACTTTTCCAGTACATGGACGCGCTCAACATCAACATACTGGACGTGCCCGAGATGATTGTTGACACCATCATGGATAAGGTCAACGCCGGCGCCTCCAGGGGCGACATTATCAAGGTCATGAGGGATAAAAATCAGAAAGCGATTGTAAACACGAAAAAACAGGTAAAGGAGAGATTGAAATGAACGTAGGAACCAAAAGCGTGGCCCTGTGCGTGCGCGATCCTTGCACCATGTTCAGGCTTGCAGATGAATTCATGGCTAATGGTTGGCGCGTAGTGTGTATTTTGTGGCCCTATTATCAACTAGATGCAATGAATATAATTATGAAAACATTGAGCTTTAACTATGTGCTGGCGGATGAAGATTTCGCCGCTAGATGGCAGCACACAAGACCTGTTTTAACTTCAGATCGGTATGGAAGATTCCGCCACATGTGGGAATAGGAGGCTAAAATGAAAATCAGAATTGAACTCAAGGACGATGAAGGCAATGTGTCAAAAGAAATAACCGCAGAGGCAGACAAGGACAGAAATGTCTCGATAGAGATTAGCGAAACAGGAAAGATTGAATTTTTCTCTGCTGGTGTTGTTGAGGATGTTATTCCACCCGGAGAATAATGCAGATAACCGCCCACCTACCAGACAGAACCTACGAAGCAGCCGAGGTTGCATGGATAATTGAGCAGATCGACGGGCTCACAGACGAACGGCTGACCCTGAAAGTCTCCGAAGTAGCCGAAAGAAGGCGGGTTATGCCCAAGGGGACCCCGTTCGAGGGTGCCTGGAACAACGATAAAACCCCTTATTTAGTCGAATTCATGGACGATGTGAGCGAATCGAGCCCTATTGAGGTCTCCGTTTGCATGAAAGGCCACCAACTGGGCTATACCGCAGGGATTGAAAACTGCATAATCTACATTATTGACAACGCTCCAGGGCCGATTCTGTACACAACGGCCACAGATCCGCTCGGAAAAGAATGGTCCGAGAACAGATTTGACCCTATGATCGAACAAGCTGGGATGCAAAACCTGATTTTTTCCCAGTCGACAAAGAGGGGCAGCAAGAAAACGGGCGACAAGACTCTTTTAAAGGAATTCCCTGGAGGTCGTATAAAAATAGCAGGTTATGGAAGTACGGCCGCATTCAGGTCTTCTTCGTACCGGTATTTTTTCGGAGATGAGATTGACGAAGCAAGCCTTGACCTGAAGAAACAGGGCAACGCGCTGGAGCAAGCCGAAGGCAGAACTTCGGCGTACAAGGCAAAGCGCAAGATCATACTTTTCTCCACTCCGATTGAAATCGACATGTCAAACGTCTACCACGCCTACAAATTGGGCGACCAGCGCAAGTATTTTGTTCCGTGCCCGCACTGCAGATTCATGCAAGAACTCAAATTCAAGCATCTGAAGTACGAACGAGACGAAGACGGTCTTCTTGCCGTTGATTCTGTTAGGTACGAATGCCAGGGCCCGGACTGCCAGGAATTCTTTTTCAACTACCACAAGACCGAGATGTATTCATCGGGTCGTTGCGAATGGAGACCCACAGCGAAGGCCAAGAGGGCCAACTACAGATCAAGGCATATGAGTTGCCTATACTCGCCTCCCGGGATGATCACGTGGGCCGACATCGTCCAAAAGAACATTGACGCGATCGAGAGTAACGATCCGGGCAAGCTCAAGACGTTTGAAACCCTTTACCTTGGATGGCCATATCAGGAGAAGGGTGAAGCTCCGGAGATTCAGGTGGTCAGGGCTCACAGGTCCAACTACAAATCAAAGACCGTGCCCGATGGAGTTCTCTTTTTGACCATTGGCGCTGATGTCCACGGGCATAATGTCACAATAGAAGTTTGCGGCCACGGCAGGATGTATAAAACATGGTCTATCGATTACGTTGTTATCCCTGGAGACACAAAAACGGTGGCAAACCCAAAGGGAGCGTGGACCTTGTTCAGGCAAATGTTCCTTGATGGAGCATTCGTCTATGAAGGCGAAAAGGGTCGATATGCTCCAATGATGGCTTTTATTGATTCGCGCTATCGTACAGACACGGTAGTTGAGTTTTGCGAAACAGTGCCGGGAATTTTTCCAATTATAGGTCAAGACAAATTCAGCAATCCGCAACGGAAGTTCAGAATTACACAACTCCCAGGATCAAACCTGATGAGTGTCGTGGTGGCAACGAATTATCACAAAGATTCTGTGTATAGCTCTTTGAGAACTGAAAGCCTTCCTGGTCTTGATACCCCTCCGAACTATCCGGCATTTCCGTATGATTATGACGATAAATATTTTACTGAGCTGAACGCCGAATACAAAAGGAAAAAGAGGAAAGGCAACAAGCTTGAGTGGGAGTACTATTGCCCACACGGAAAGGCTAACCACAGCCTTGATTGTCGCGTCTACAACATTGCAGCGCGGGAAGTCCTGTATTTTCAGACCATGGAAAACGTCCTGGCCGATGCTCTTGAACAATACGAGCAACAGGTAAAGCGGAAGGTCTTAGTCTCTGAGAAGGTCGAATTCTTTTTTGCACACATGGAGAACGTTGGAGTTTTCGGCAATCAGCAAGCATCCGCTTAAGCGACCCCACATTCCCACTCCCTCTTTTTCTCTTTCTGAACAGTGTTGCACAGCTTGCAATACCTATTCGGAGGATTTTTGCGAGGGTTTTCATGCCACTGATGATCGCATTCCGCAGGATCGTTTTTATATGAGATCGCAGGTGCTTGCGGGAATGGTATCCAGTGGGTTGGAGCTTCGACGCTGTGACAACGATCTCCCTCCCAGTGATAATGACTATTTTCTTTGTATGTGGCAGTGCGGACAAGAAAACGCGCAGACGCATTTTCAAACCGGCTAAGAATAGCAATCAGGCAGTCCGTCCCATCTTCCGGCAATCTATCTTCTACTGATATCCATTCCATTTCACACCTCCGATCCGAATCTTTGGCGAAGCGCCATTAGCCTCTCAACACCCTCCGAGGCATCCTTTGCGAAGAACGTTCCACCCGTCTTCATGTCCGTAAACGTGTGCCCTGCAAACAACTCCAAGGAGTCTCTCTGGACACCACCGTACTCAACGCCAAGCGCTTCTGCTATTTGCCTCCCAACGTCCTCCAGCACTATCGCCCCGACCTGTCTCATGTCTAACTCACCTCCTATTTGTAGTGCTTGCTGACTTTGGCCAGATATTGGCCTATGGCTCTCAAAATAATATCTTTGATGGTCGTATCTTCTTCTGCCGCCTGTAGCTTTGCAGCTTTCCATAGCTTGGCCGGGATGTTTCTTAGTAGGTAGTTTTTCATTGCTCTCCTTTCTGTTTTTGCTTCCCCTTGATCATGATTACATCATACATCAAGATTATAAAGATGTCAAGTAAAATAATGAAAATATTATAAAAACAGTTGATTTCCTCAAATTCTTGTGTAAAGATTTTCACGAACCCACAATATATGGTGGAAATAAGTGCTTTTCGACACACTAGCTGAATGCAACACGGAGATCGCACTTGTACGCACTGAAATGCGGAACGCGGTCAAGGCCAAGGTGTTCAAATTAAACACGTCACAGTCTAGCCAACTGGTTGAAATGGACCTTAAAGGCATACGAGACTATCTCACCCTGCTAACTTCTGAGCGCCAAGCCTTCATTGAGCGCGAAGAGGGCTCCAGCGTCACGAGTATCACAGTCCGGAGATTTGGTTGATGTCTGCAACAGGCAACGTTACTACGGTTGGCGATGTCATAAACGGCGTAACGGCTTCTTTTGCCTGGGCGAAATCCTGGTTCAAGTCCAAAAACACCGAACCTGCTCCGGGTCCAGATCCAACGCCGCTTGAAATCCTGCAATCCTCTCACAACGAACTCGCCCAACACATATCAGGATATCGCGCACGAACTGGCTTCACTGGTGAAAAATTCTCTGGCGGCATGAACTATACGACGGCTTTCGGGTCCGGGATATACGCCATGAGGCAAAGATCCATACGGGCGTACGTAGAGAGTATGCAGGCCAGGGCAATCATTAACAGGCTTGTCGATACGGTCATAAATACCGGACTTTCCTTGGAATCAACGCCGAAATCCTCAATGCTCGGACTGTCTCAGGAAGAACGTAAGGAGATTTCAAACAAAATCGAGACGCGCTTTGACCTGTGGGGGAGCTCCAAGAACTGCGACATATCCAGAGAAAACACACTTGGTCAAATCGAGAGGAGCTTGTATAGAAATCAGCTCGTAAAGGGTGACTATTTCGCAGCGTTGCCGTTTTCAGACGATCCGACCCTTATGAATCCGCTACAGATCAAGATTATCCGACCAGAAGTGGTTTCAACCCCATTTGACTCAAAACAAAGAATGGAAATCGCGGACAGGGGCAACTACATCATTGACGGCGTAGAGTTAAACGAAAACGACGAAGAGGTTGCAATATTTGTCAAAACGAGAAAACCTGGCACGCTTCATGGAAATATCGGCGTAAATGATGGAATATACAGCATTGGCGGAGTTTATGGTCAATATCCCGGCAGTTACGGTTACGGCCATGTCGGACTTCCCGGTCAGTACGAATGGATCCGCTTCCCGAAGTACGGCCCGGTTTCAGGGCGCCAAGTCCTTATCCATGGGAAGGTCCAGGAATTCGGCAATGAGCCGAGGGGTGTCCCTGCGCTTGCCCACGTTGCCCACGAGCTTGAGAAAATAACCGATCTTTCCTTGCTCGAACTGATGGCAGCGGTGGCAAACGCTACGATTGCCATGGTTGTTGTGCCGGAGAAAATGCGCCTGCCACAAATCCTTTTCCTGGAAACACCTTCACCCCTCCCAGCTTGGTGAAAAACGACGACGGCTTGACGGTAGCATCTGATACAGCATCGGACGATCCGGGATATACCAATATTGGCAAGACCGTTTTGAGTAATACCGGCGGGCTTTGCGTGAGTTCGTTAAAGGCAGGCGAGGACCTTCGCAGCCATGACACCAAGAGACCAAACGTCAACTTTGGTGAATTCGTTGACAATATTACAAAATACCTCTCCGCCTCACTATCAATGCCGATTGAAGTCTTGCACATGACATTCGGGAAGAATTTCAGTGCATCCAGGGCAAGCCTCAAGCTTTACTGGCAATCGGTTTTCGTGAAGCGCGATGATATTGTTTCCGATTTCAAAACCGTGGTCTTTAATTCTTGGCTTCTTGGCGAAGTCGGGAGCGGAAACCTGATTTTGAAGGGCTTTGAAGATCCGCAATTAAGGGCGGCTTGGCAATCTGCGAAATGGTTCGGCATTCCAAGTGTCTCAATCGATCCGATGAAAGAAGAGCGTGCGGCTGCGATCAGGATCGCTGAAGGCCTCTCGACGCGGGAACACGAGGCCCAGAGACGCAACAACACGAGCTTTGATTCTAACGTTACACGTCTTGCATCCGAAAATATACGTCTTGCCGCAGCTAATCAACCACTGGTTCAACAGCAAGACCGGGAGGCAGCATGATACGCAGAGCAGATAGGGTCGCCCCCGAAAGGCAAGCCACTCACTTGCTTTCTGCTCTTATTTTGATGAGTTTAGCAATGGAGGTTGTTATGAAGCTTACGCAGGCGCGATTGAAAGAGCTTTTGCATTACGATCCGGAGACGGGTGTTTTTGTGTGGCGCGAAAGAATATTGTCACAGAACAGACCATCTCTAATGGGCGGCAAGATAGCTGGAGGCATAAACAGTAAGGGATATAGGGTGATGAGTGTTGACGGCAAGCTTTATAGAGCTTCAAGGCTCACCTTTCTCTACATGGAGGGTTATTTCCCTGAGCATGAAGTTGACCACAGGAATCGTATTAGGCATGATGATCGATGGTGCAACCTTAGACATGTATCAAGTCAATGTAATTCAAGAAATTGTAGTCTTTTAAAGAGAAACACGTCTGGTATAACGGGTGTTCGTTGGACCAAAAGAAGACAAAGGTGGCTGGCACGCATAGTGATATTCAGGAAGGCTATTCATCTTGGCTATTTCTCCTCGAAACTCGACGCAGCCCATGCCCGATGGAACGCCGAAGTCAAACACGATTTCCCAAACTGCAATACAACCTCAACGGCTTATCTATATCTTAGAGATAGGGGGTTAGCATAATGTCAACCACAAAATACACACTCTCTTCCACTGTCTGGACGCGGATCACTGCGGCCGGCGAGTCGGGTACCTGCTGGAAGAAGACGGGAGGGACGGTCGTTGTGGACCACACGGACTCGGAAACAGACGCAACCTTGCCCCTAACAAACACAAACGTTTCGATATCCAAGGCAAAAAGAGTGCCCGTGGATGCAGATGACAATAACGTCTTGGCGCTTCCGGCTGATAATGATTCAGACATTTTCTATGCACTCGCAGTCAATAAGGACGCTTCTAATATCTTAGTCGCGGATGTGCTCTAATGGGTGGACCAGGTGGAATGGGCGGAGGTTTAGGCCAGCGGATATTGAATCAGGTTGAAATACTTGAACGCCACCATCATGGTAATGAAATATGGTTCGGCGGTGGCGCTACCGAAGACAGCCTAACTCCATATACTTTAATTTCCGGTAATAATTTATTCGGCACGGCTGTTGAATTGCTGGCCCCAGGCGATACTCCTTTTGTGGCCGGCAATACTCGCTTTGATCCACACAGGGTATTGCCGATGAGAATTGATGATGCAAGCCTATATCTGATAAGGTTGATATGGGATGAAGTATCAGCGGTTGCCGGAGAAGCCGCAAGACAATATACAACCTTTCCTGTTTTCCCAACTGGAATCGGTGCCAACATAGACGGTACCGTTGCGGATGTGATTTGCAAAAGACCTAGCAGCGGCACTGATTATTTGTGGGCAAAATGCAAGAATGTCACAAATTTGGCAGAGATTGATATAATTATTGGCATACATGAATACATAGAGTAGGAGGCAACATGCCGCACAAAGTCATAATTGACGGGCTCATAGGGTGGGAAGTCGGCGTTAAAGATGTCCGGGAACAACTCGACTCTGCAAACGGAGAAGATGTTGTTGTGGAAATTGCAAGTGAGGGCGGCTGGATATCAGAAGGCTTGAAGATTTTCAATGAGCTGCAAAACTACAAGGGAAACGTAGACACTCACCTAACGGGCGAAGTTGCTTCAATGGCGTCATATATTGCTATGGTCGGCAAACATCGGACTGCGGAAAACAATGCGGTTTTCATGATCCACAATGGAAGCGGATTTGCTTTTGGCGACCACAGAATAATGTTCAAACTTGGCAACCATCTTGATTCTTTGACAAACATTATAGCTAAGGAATTATCAACCAAAAGCGGAACAGCCCTGGATGAAATCAGAGACGCCATGGACGAAACGACGTTTTACTATGGCGACGAAATCAAGGACGCCGGATTTGTCCATGAGATGGTCGGCGATGCAGAGCCGGAAAATAGGGCTGAGGCTGTCGCACTTGCCGAGTTAAATGTTAAGGCATGTCAAGCTAAGTTCACCAGCGATCCTGATCTGATCAAGAAAGACATGCTGGCCCTTTCAACCATGATGGCCGATGACCCCAAAATGAGCGGAATCACTGCCGACGATGGGCATAAAAATAAACCGAAGGTACAAACCACTGACAAGGAGGAATCCACCATGACACTTGCGGAATTCAAAGAAAAACATCTGGACCTTTACAATCAAGTTATGGCGCTCGGGATGACCGAAGGCGTGGACAAGGGCGTGACCCAGGAGCGTGACAGGGTCAAAAAGCTGATCGAGATGAGGGGTGGCTTTCCAAGGGCCCATTCTCAAAAGGTCATCGACCATGCCATCTCCGAGGGTCACGATCTGAGCGAGTTGACGGTCAACCTTTTGTCTGCGGATCAGGCGGCAGAGGAAGTTGCAAAGGCCAAGAAAGACAAAGCCACACCGCCCGGAAACGGCGCTGAAGAGGCTCCAGAGATGAAGGACGGCGTAATGACACACCAGGATCATGTGGACGCTATGAGTGCCAAGATCGCGGCCCTTCCAACCGTAATGTAGGAATAATCACAAATAGATTTTAACGGAGGTGCAACGTGCCTGAAGCAATTCAAGTAAGACAGAATAACAACAATGAGCCTTTTGTGATGGACGATTCCGCCGAGGTGATAGACGGTATCATCCTTGCGGCCAGTCAGGGAGCCCTAACGATTGGCGCGGTTCTGGGGGAGGTCTCTGCAACACCTGGGACCTACAAGCTGGTTGACTATACCGCCCAAGATGGGAGCAATATCCCGAAGCTGCTGCTTGCGACTCCGGATGTTGCGAACAGTATATCAACAACCTCGAATCTTTCCGGATACAACGAGGGGATGTTTGACGAAAATCAACTCGTGTTTGCGGACGGAACCGACATCGATTCTCGGCTGGATGATGAGTTGATGCCGAATCAGACCGACCGTGATTTCTCAACTCCGGCGTGGACAGACGTCGACCTGAACGCCTTTGACGAAACCGACGACCTGACCATTACGGCCACCGGCGTAGGCCAATATTGCACACTGCCTGTCCTCAGTGCCCCTACGGAAATCGGCCGGAAGTATTCTTTTAAGGTTGATGTTGCGAACATAGTGGCGACATGGACCCTTCAGGATTTCACCGGAGCGCAGACGTTGGGCACAATCTCGGCAGACGGAACGCAGGGAGAAATAACGTTTACCGCGGCAACGACTGGCGGGTTCAGGCTTGTGGCGGCTGCTGCAACGTCGAGCGGAGATTTCGACAACTTCACTCTCAAGCTGGTGAGCGGTGGCGGCGAACTGATGCCGAACCAGCCCGACCGTGATTTCAAAACCCCAGTATGGGCGGATGTGGATCTTAATGCCTTTGACGAAACCGACGACCTGACCATCACTGCGACAGGTACGGGTCAGTATTGTACTTTGGCAGTCGCCAGCGCACCTACTGAGGTTGGAAAAAACTACATCCTGAAGTTTGATCTTGCCAATATTGCGACAACTTGGACTCTCAAGGACTTCACAGGCACGCAGACGCTGGGCACGATATCCGCCAATGGCACACAACAGTCCATCGCCTGGAAGGCTGAAACACCTGGTGGCTTCAGGCTTGTGGCGGTTGACGGTAGTTCCAGCGGCGATTTCGACAACTTCACGTTGGCCCTGGCTGGCGAAAATACCGACCTGTCAATGAGGGATCTTTTGGGACGTGCTGGACTCAGGCTTGCACCTGGGATCAGCGTTACCAGGTATCAAAACCCTGCGGTTTAACATATTCAATTAACTTCCCGGCTTGCCGGGGGCCAAAAATTTAAGACGGAGGTGCAAAGTGAGCATAAATGCTGTCCAGAATTACACCCGGCTGATGGCGCCCGTATTCACGGATCTGGAAACGATTCCAGTCCTGACGCTTTTTCAGACCATCATCGCAACTAGCCCTGGTCAAACCATTATTGAGGTCGACGCGAACGCGATTGACATCGACATCCAGCGTGGAAACAAAAAGATTGCGGTCTATATTCCCAGGGGATCGGACGCCATAAACGTTGGTCTCAATCGGGCTCTGTTGGAAGAATTCACCTCGGACACAAAGATATTTCCGTTGATCGAAGAGTTGACGCCGATCACATCCAGCATGATCGCAAAGAGAATGCCGGGGGAGCCTGTTTATGCTCCACTTTCCCGGACTGCCAAACAAACGGCTCTGGCCATGAAGG